GTACGGGTTCCCTAGGGTCCTGACCTGCGGCGATGCGGCACCCGTTGCCGGCGAGCTCGTTTCGACTGGGGTCACGCCCAGGTAACGATGCAGGTCAGCTAGCTTTAGCCGTAACGCACAGCCGGTAGACTGGGGCTATGACCGCCACCGTCCACGCCGCATGCGAGCGCTGCGACGGCCCCATGCCCCTGATGGCCCGGGCCGACGCCCGCTACTGCTCGCCGGCCTGCCGCCAGGGCGCGTACCGGGAGCGCCGCGCGGTGGAGCAGGAGCGGATCGCTTCGGAGCGGGCTGCGCGCATCCCTGCCGACCTGACGTCCCGGGCCCGCTGGGTGCGCTACAGCGGCCGCAAGGTCCCGCTGCGTGTGGACGGCCGGTTCGCCGCGGTCAACGACCCCTCGTCCTGGTCCGACTATGAGACAGCCGCCTCGTCGACCGCCGGCGAGGGCATCGGCTTCGTCCTGACGGCCCACGACCGGATCGTCGTCGTCGACTTGGACCACGCGGTCGAGATGGGCCGCGTCCTGCCGTGGGCTCAGCAGATCCTGGACGCGCTGCCCCCTACGTACATGGAGCGCGGCAAGTCCGGCACCGGCTTGCACCTTTGGTTCCGCGGCGAAGTACCTGCCGGCCGCCGGATCCGCCAGGGCGGCCTCGCGGTCGAGGTTTACAGCGACCGCCGCTTCATCATCGTCGGCGACCGGGTTCCCGGGACGCCCCTTGAGCTTGCCGAGCTGCCCGACGCGGCCGGCGTGATCGCCTCGCTGACCTGACGCCCAACGGCGCCCGGGCGGGGCACGTTTCCCGCCCCGCGCGCCCTGGTGGCGCGCCTTGACCCTGGAGGTCGTCATGGGCGCACGAGGTCCGGTCGCCAAGCGCTCGGAGGAGCGGCGTCGCCGGAACAAGCCCGACGGGCCGGAGTTGCTGCAGGCTCCTTCCGGCCCGCCTTCGGATCTGCCCGCTCTGCCCGAGCCGGACGGCGACTGGCATGACATCGCCGTGGGCTGGTACCTGTCGCTGCGCGAGTCGGGGCAGGCGGCCTTCTATCAGGCCTCGGACTGGGCGACGGCCCGGTACGCGGCGGAGCTGATGTCGCGGCTCCTGAAGTCCGACCGCGCGCCGAACGGTCAGCTCGTGGCGGCCCTGAACAGCGTGATGGGCAGCCTGCTCACGACTGAGGGCGACCGACGCCGGGCGAGGATCGAACTCGAGCGGCAGCCGACCGGACCGAAGCTCGCCGTGGTGAGCCCGCTGGACTCCTACCGTGACATCGCCGGCGGCTGACGAGCAGGTCCCCGACGTCGTCACGCCCTTCACTCTCGGCCCGACGTGGAAGCGTGGCCGGGATGGTCGGTTCATCCTTCCCGAGTACACGCTGGGTTGGCAGTGCCTGGCATGGACCAAGACGTACCTCCAGCACTACGCCGGCAAGCCATGGCAGTACACCCCGGAGCAGGCCCGCCTGACTCTGTGGTGGTACGCGATGGATCCGGAGACGAACCGGTTCCTGTGGCGTGACGGCGTCATCCAGCGGCTGAAGGGCTGGGGCAAGGACCCGGTCGTGGCGTCGTGGGGGGCCTTCGAGTTCGTCGGCCCCTGCCGGTTCGACCAGGTCGCCGAGGAGGGCAACGAGTGGGGCGTACCTCCTGGGCAGCCGCTGGGCATGCAGCATCCGGCGGCGTGGGTACAGATGGCGGCTGTCTCGCAGGACCAGACCCGCAACACCATGACCATCTTCCCGAGCATCTTCACCAGGCGCGCGCTCGAGGAGTTCCGGATCGACCTCGGCAAAGAGATCATCTACGCCGACAAGGGCCGGGCTCGCATCGAGGCGGTCACCTCCTCGCCGAGAGCGCTTGAGGGCGGGCGGCCGACGGCCACCTACCCTAACGAGACGCACCACTGGCTGGAGGCGAACTCGGGCCACGAGATGGCTGCCGTGATCGAGCGCAACGCCACGAAGTCGGCGGATGGACAGTCGCGGACGATGGCGATCACGAACGCGTTCGAGCCGGGCGAAGACTCGGTCGCCGAGCGCACCAGGGACGCCTACGAAGCGGCCGAGGCAGGCCGCGCTGCCGACACGGGCCTCTTCTACGACTCGCTGGAGGCCCCGCCCGAGGCGCAGCTGACCGAGGCCTGGATCGAGCCCACTCTCAAGGCGGTTCGTGGAGACTCGACATGGCTGGACATTCCGCGGCTCAAGGCGTCCATCCTCGACATCCGCAACCCACCCAGCCGCTCGCGCCGGTTCTGGTACAACCAGATCGACGCCGCGGAGGACGCCTGGCTCGCCCGGTACGAGTGGGACGCGTGCAAGCGTGAAGAGCTGCAGCTGGCGGACGGCGACGAGATCGTCATCTTCTTCGACGGCTCTAAGACCGACGATGCGACCGCCCTGGTGGCCTGCCGCCTGTCCGACGGCCTGGCGGCGGCGCTGGGCGTGTGGCAGAAGCCGGCGAACTGGCCGTCGCCGAGCAGCCCTGGGTTCGTCCCGTACCAGGTTCCTCGCGAGGAGGTGGACGGCGTTGTGGCCAACACCTTCAGCCGCTTCCGGGTGCTCGCCTTCTTCGCCGACCCCGGCTCGGGCAAGGACGACGACGGGGAGATGTACTGGGACGCCTACCTTGACCGGTGGGGCCAGGCTTACGGCAAGAAGCTCCTGCTGCGCGCGGTCACGGCTGGCCCGAAGGCTCACGCCGTCCGCTGGGACATGCGTAACCGCCGCAACCAGGAGACCTTCACGGATGCGGTGAAGCGCACTCACGAGGACGTGCTGCAGCGGACGCTCCTGCACAACGGCCACAAGGTGATGCGTACTCACGTCATCAACGCCCGGCGCCGGACGAACGAGTGGGGCATCACGATCGGCAAGGAGCACCGCGAAAGCGCCAAGAAGATCGACCTGGCCGTCTGCGTCGTCGGAGCCCGAATGCTGCGCCGCATGGTCCTGAACAGTCCGAAGAACCAGAAGCGCTCCACAGTGCGCGGTAAGGGACGGGTGGTGGTACTCCGATGACGATCCCGACCCTTCCCCTGCTCGACCTCTCGGAGGACGAGAAGCAGATCATCACGCTGCTTCGAACCGACCTCCTCGCGCAGCGGGTGAAGCTGGAACTGCTCGACGCCTACTTCAACGGCGAGCAGGTCATCCGCGACCTGGGGATCAGCATCCCGCCCCAGTTGAAGACACTCCACACGGTCATCGGCTGGCCCCGCATCGGCGTGGAGGCCCTGGAGCAGCGCCTCGACCTGGAGGCGTTCCGCTGGGCCGATGGGGCGGACGCGGCCGAGCTGGAGGAGATCGCCGAGGCGAACGACCTGTATGACGAGTCGAGCCTGGCACACCTCGATGCCCTGACCTACGGCCGCGAGTACGTAACTGTCGGCTCGGCGGATGACGACGACGCACCACCGATCATCACCTACGAGTCGCCGCTGGACATGACGCTGGCCTGGGACGCCCGGCTGCGCAAGCCCCTGTACGCGCTGCGGGAGTGCCAGGACCGCTACGACTTCGGCCTGACACCGGACGAGCGCCTGATCACGGTCTACCTGCCAGACCAGACGATCCATGCCGTGCAGGCTGGGAGCGACTGGAAGGTTCTCGACCGGGACAAGCACGGCCTCGGCGTGGTGACGGTCCTGCGGATGGCAAACCGGCAGCGCACTGGTGATCGGGTCGGCAAGTCGGAGATCACCCCCGAGGTGCGGTCGATCACCGATGCGGCGTGCCGCCGGCTTATGGGCATCGAGGTGGCCGCCGAGTTCTTCGGGGCCCCGCAGCGCTACATCCTGGGCGCTTCGGAGTCTGCGTTCCAGGACGCCGAAGGCAACGCCAAGTCGGCCTGGGAGACGTACATCGGCCGGGTTCTGGCTTTGGAGCGGGACGAGGATGGCAACGTCCCAACCGTGGGCGCGTTCACGGCGCATGACCCGTCCGGGCAGACAAAGATCATCGATCTGTACGCGCGGATCATGTCGTCGCAGCTGTCGGTTCCGCCGCACATGCTCGGCTACACCAGCGACAACCCGGCCAGCGCGGACGCTATCCGCTCCGCCGAGGGCGCCTTGGTCAAGAAGGCCGAGCGGCGCATCCGACGCTTCAGCGCGACGCATCGGGCAACGATGCACCTGGCGCTGTGGGTTCGAGACGGCGAACGGCCCGACCCGGCCCGCCGCATCGACACGGTGTGGCGCAATCCCGCGACGCCGACGATCGCAGCCCAGACCGATGCGGCCGTGAAGATGGTTGCCGCCGGCCTGCTGCCTGCCGATTCCGAGGTGGCGCTGGAAATGGCGGGCCTGACCGAGGATCAGCGCCAAAGGGTCGCTGC